TTTATGTTAGATTCTATGCATCAAGAATTAAACACGGCCTTATGGCACTTGATGAAGTTCCGGAGAAGTACAAAGAAGCTGTGGAAGAGTTTATGAAAACAGATGAATACTTGATGATGTAGTTTGATAACAAAAAATGCTATCTTGATAACAGAAAGTGGAATTTTAATAACGGAAATTGCATTTTTTATACCGAAATAGCATTTTAAATAAACAAAATGGAGCTTAGGCTCTTTTTTATTGGAGATAATTATATGACATTAGAGGAAGCAATAGACCATGCATTAAAGGTTGCAGGCGAGGCTGATGCATGTAGTAGGTGCAAGTCAGAGCATTTGCAGATTGCAGCATGGCTACAGGAACTGCAAATATATAGAAAAAAGGAGAAAGGCGAAAAAAATGGATAGTGGATTTTCGGCAGGGAAAAAACTGCTACGTGGGTCTTATAGCCAGTACACATTGACTGGTAAAGATTATTTTGTTCTAAATCGAGCGTATGGTAAGACTCCACATCCTGGAGATATCGTTTACTTTTATAGTGGAGAAAAAGGCAGAGTTGCTCATGTCGGAATCGTTGAAGATGTAAAAAAGGTCAATGATACATATTTGATTCATACTATAGAAGGTAATACATCGGCAGTCGCATTTGAAAGAAATGGTGGAGGTGTTGCAAGAAAGGAGTACAGATTTACTGAAGGTGAGGTAGGTGGAAAAAACCGAATCAATGGGTTTGGAATGCCTTTTTTTAGCAATCAGACATGTACAGCAGAAGAGCTCATTGCTGTAGCGAGGCGAGAAGTAGGATACTTGGAGAAGGCAAGTAATGCTATGTTGGAAGAAAAAACTGCTAATGCCGGAATGTCCAACTACACTAAGTATGGTCACTGGTATGGTCAGAACGGTCTGTATTGGTGTCAGCAATTTGTCAGTTGGTGTGCTTACAAAGCTTGCAAACTACATCAAAAGAACAGCTTCACAGGATGGGTGATGTTTGATGGTAAGTGGCTCTATGAGAGCAAGGGAGTAGTGCAAAAGAATAGATGGATAACTACAGATGGCAGATGGTATGTAGTTGACGGAGCAGGCCATATGGTGACAGGTTGGTTCAAAAATGGCGATGACTGGTATTACATGAACACTGATGGAGGTATGCTTGCAGGACAATGGATTGACATAGGAGATGAGTCATATTATCTGACAAAATCAGGAGTTATGGCAAGAAGTGTTTATGTTAAGAATGATAAAAAGCATATTTATCATTGGGTAGATGAAGATGGCAGATATCAGAAGAAATTTGATACAGAGAGTCCGGATTTGAAAAAGTATGGACTTGCAGAGTAGAAAGGATGGTTAAAATGAGAGCAAATGTATTATATTCATTAGTAGGTGCAATAGGAGGATTTGTAGCAATGGCGTTTGGTGGTTGGAGTGATGCACTTATCACTCTTATTGTATTCATGGCTTTGGATTATGTGACTGGATTGATTGTTGCAGGTATATTTAAGAAGAGCAAGAAATCTGAGAATGGTGCTTTGGAATCACGTGCAGGATTCAAGGGACTATGCCGAAAAGGTGTTGCTCTAATGATTGTACTTGTGGCAGTAAGGCTTGATATCGTAATGCATACAACATACATAAAAGATGCAGTTATCATAGCATTTGTAGCAAATGAGAGTATTTCTATAATAGAGAATGCCGGATTAATGGGAATCCCAGTTCCTGGTATAATTGCTAGAGCAATAGATGTTTTAAGAAATGATTCAGAGAAGGTAGGCACAAATTAAATGTGTTTTTGTATATGAGTTTCTTCCTATTTATAAATGGTAGAAACTCACTAGTAACAAAGTTATTTAAAAAGCTATAAAATAGGCAACCTACAGTTCTGTAAGAGATAATCGAGACTTGGAAGAATCAAAAAACCCCGGAAAATCAATGGTTTCCGGGGGTTTTTTGTTGCCAAAAATTCTGCTGTAATTTGTTATCAGGCGTCATCATTTATTAGCATCTGTTGTTTATGAATCAAATTTTAGATACATAGAGCGTTAGCTCATTCTTTAAAGTTGAAGAATGAGTTGAAGCTCTTTTTTACATACCATCACAAATCTAGAGAAGATTTTTATATTCAGTAACAAAAAAGTGTCGTATTTATACGGCTTTTGGCGTTTCGCAAACGCCTATAAGTATTCAACATCTAAGGAACATTCTTGGGGGACAAAGGAACTGTCCTCATGAACTATTAGTAGAGATTGCTTGTGTATCGGATATCAGTATGGAAAAATAATGTTCCGAAATGTCTCGTAATGTTATTGGGATAGCAAAATAAGCATTTAGAATTTTTTTGAGGAGACAGTGTACAATATCTATTGAAATTCGTAATGCTTCGCAATGTGTCCGTAATGTTTCGAAATGTTATTGCAATGTTCTGAAATGTTTGGTATGTTTTATAAGAAGAATATTGGAGGTACTTGGATGCAAATAAAAGAATTATATCCGGATGTAATTGCAGAGGATATAGAGTATGAATATAAAGCAAGGTTAAACTCTGATAAACCGATTAAATGGGCTAAAACTATTGTAGGATATGCAAATGGCAATGGTGGAACCATGTTTGTCGGAGTCTCTGATAGTGGGGAGGCTTTTGGTATTGATTTGGATGAAATTGATAAAACAAAATTATTGATATCAAAAATTAATGATAGGCATATTTTCCCACATGCAAAAATTCGCTATATGATGAGGAGTGTTGATGCAGATGCAGAGAAATTTGTTTTAGCTGTCAATGTTATTCAAGCTGATTCTGTTGTGAGATACAAAGAAGGTGATTTTAATGAAACTGTATATATAAAAGGGGATGGAAATTCAACCCCGGCTTCGCCGGAAGATATTATTTCATTATCCAAAAGAAAATTTGGGGTTGATAATGAAACAAGTGAAATACTTTATGCTGAAAATCAATGGAGAGAGTATCTTGATTTGTGCAGGGAATACAGAGAAGAGTCATCCATACCTACTATTAAGGATTTGCAAAATGAAGAAATCATTTCGAAGGAAGGGTATGCAAAATCCGGTTTTCTTATGTTTAGTGACGACTATAATGGTGATGACTCGTTAATTTGTTGTCGACTTTGGAAGGGAAAAGATAAAACAGGCACAGTGCTGGACAGTGGAAGATATAAAGGTTCTTTAGCTAAAGTTTTTAAAAATGCATTGAACTTTATAGAGAGAAATACACGAACCGGATGGCGAAAAACGGAGTCAGGCGGGCGTGAAGAGGTTCGTGCCTATCCCAAGGAGGCCATTAGAGAGGCATTAGTGAATGCGATTGCACATCGAGATTATTCTATTGCCGGCACACAGATTGATGTGGACGTCTATATTGACAGGATTGATATTGTGTCCCCGGGGTCGTGGCTATTGCCAAAGAGCTATAATCGATATCCGGTAGGTTCTATTCCTTCTATCCGGAGAAATTCGATTATAGCGGCATGTTTGGATATGGCAAATTTGATGGAGCGTGGTGGAACAGGATTTCAAACAATGGTTGAAAGTTATAAAGGCAGTGCAGAACATTTGCAACCCGGAGTTTTGATCTATCCCGGTTTCCTTGATCTACGGTTATTTGATCTTATATACGAAGATAGTGTAATGCCGGTGGTACAAGATGAATTATCTGATAGACAAAAGATTTTGGAGATTCTAAGAACAGAAGGATCAAAGCATGTGAAGGAACTTCAGATAGTTACAAGTTATAAAAGCAGGAGCCAATTTTTAGTTGAAGTTATAAATCCTCTGATAGAAGACGGTGTTATCTATAGGGATGGCAATGCAAAGTCTCCAAAGTCTCTAATAAAGTTGAAAAACAAATGATGATTTTATAGGTGTGGGAACGATTGCTCTCACAGTAATGTGGGGGTGGTCGTTTTTTGTCTGCATAATAATATTGAAAATCCTCTTCAAATTGAATATGTAAGCTCTTCAATCCGGTAATCGTTAATATCTGATAATTTCCATAAACTGATACATGCAAGGACAAAAGTTCTTTAGCAGCTCCTTGAAAACTGAATATCATTCACTTGGTACATTACTTTTTGTGGGAGCCTGAAATACGTGATGATGTCCATTGGGACGGTAGCGGATACGTATTGTAGAAATGGTCAAGGATGTCAGTATGCAGCCGGCATTATAAGGATTACAAGAAGGGACAATGATACTTCCGTAATTCGCGGCCCGGTCATAGATATTTAAAGCGGCTCTCGATAGTCGTGTGATTGGAAAAGATCCTACACTATATCTTTCATCAGAAGGCGGAGGTATACCGCAGAAAGATAAGGAGGCACTTACGGACGGACAGGCAGAACGTCTGATAGATGAGGTAAGAGGTCTTTCAATCTACACATTTGTAATGCTTGGTTTATATGCAGGTTTACGATGAGAATAAATTCTGGCATTGCAATGGGATGGTGTTTTTCTGGATGCATTAACACCGTACATTTCAGTAAGAAGGGCATGGAGAAATGATCATAACAGAGCAGATATTAGTACTAGCGAGAAGAGTGTCGCAGTTTTCAAAGAGATAATCATATATTGCAATATTACACTCCGAAACAATGTTTTGGAGTTTTTTGCGTTTTAATAAAAGGTTGAAAATTATGAATATAAAAAGGGGTTGTCGGGAAATGGCAG